AAACCTGTCATTTCTGAGGCAGCTTCAATTGTCTCAAAAGTGTTAGTTGTACCATCTTTGTAAAAAGCTGTTACTTTAGTGTTTGCCTACTTTTTCATATTTTTTTAATAGTTTTCTTGCAGAATCCTTAATAAACTGTAATGTCTTTTCTCTACCGTGATCTCTGTAATAATCACTAATGTCTTTAGATCCTGTGCTTCTAGGTATTATAGCTATCTTTAATTCAGGATGTAGTTTATGAATTTTATTAGCAAATCTTACTCCAGTAAGATCATTATCATATAGCAATACGATATTCTCAAACCTTTCTTTCAGACTTTCCAACGTTTTATCATCCACGAACTGTGTCTCACTATTCGGAGCTATCGCCGTTATACCCATAGAATATAAGCACATTACATCTTTCATAGATTTAGTTATTACTAAGAGTTTACCCTTTTTGGGAAGTTGCCTAAAACCTTGAATAGTTTTAGATGAAACATTTCCCAAAAATCTAAAGTCTTTTCGTTGTGGAAAATAAATTCTCCATTGCTCTAAATTCTCTTTTTTACCGAGATAATATCCATAAATAGGACTGTGCTGAGCACTTTGAGCAACTATTCTCGTGTTAAGGAAAACAGTTTTACAACTATAGACTCTAAATTTATTGAGAATAGATTTTGTTATACCAAAACTTTCCCACCATTTTAATTCGGCAGGAGTAAATTCCTTTATTTCAGCCTGAATAATAGTCTGACGTTCTTCATCAAACTTAGGCTGAATAGGAATTACTTTAGGCTTAGTATCACCTTTGATATATCCAAAATCTCTTGCTATTACTTTTAATGCTTCATAGTATTTGCAACCAAACTTTTTCATTACTACACTTTCAAATGATAAACATTCTCCAGTGGCAAAATCCTTGAAATATAATGTTCCGGATTTTCCAGTAAAGAATGAGCAAGTGACATGATTATCTGCTCTTAAAGGATTAGTAAATAAACCTTTCTTTACTGGGATACCTAGGTAGTAAGACATATAAGTTTCTTGATTAGCCTTCGATAACAGGAACTCCCTAGTAATCTTAGGCTCAATAGTAAAGTCAAGCATTACTAGGGAGTATTAGTTATTAAAGATTTGCTAAATCGAATTCATCATCGTTATTCTCTTGTTCATCTGCGATGTCACCAAGATCGTCCTTCTTGCTCATATCGGTTGGCTTGCTGCCAAGATACTCAGCTCTCTTACCCTCCTCATAGTCAGAGAAGAATAACTTGCTGCCAATATAGTTATCGGCAACGAAAGCCTCACCTTCCTTGTTAATACCAACCAAGCGGGGTATTTCTGCGACAACCTTACCATCACGGTTACGACCCACTAGCTTAAGCTTGGTCTCTGTGCCCTTTACTTTGTCAGTAATCTTGATAAGAGCATTAGCTACATCGTCGAAGCTCTTAAACTGAGAGCTAGCCTTTTGCATAGCCTCAAAGCCCTTAGGATTAAGAATCATAGCAGTCTGCTTAACAACTGCCATAAGAGTCTCAAAGTTAGAAGGCATCTCTACCTTACCTCCGTTCTTTCCGTCATAAGAATGACGAACATCATCTCCCTCCTTAGGGAAGAAGTTAGTTACAGAGAATACACCATCCTCATTCTCGAAATTAATTGCGAGAACTTTATAGTGCTGAGAAGGATCCTTCTTACCATCAAACTCACGAATCTCACAACCTGTGAACTTTACATCATAAATGTTCCAAGGCTTCAACTGCTGTCTAGTGTTTCTTACAACTGGTTTGTCGTCAATACCAAAATTAAATGCCATAATGATTATAATTTAAAATCAAAATTTCCTAAATCTTTATCATCTGCATTATCTAAGTCCTCTAAACTTGGAACTTCCAATTCGGACTCTATATCTACTAATTCTTTCGGAGCCTCTGGCTCTTTAGGATTCTTATCTCCTACCATATAGAAGATACCATCCTCTTCTGTTGGCTCAAGACGGAACACTGTACCGAAAGCAGATAACTTATCATTAGCTGCTCCACGATAACTTACTGTATTTGTCTTAGTCAACTTATTTCCTGCTTTAGTTCCGAAAGCCGCATCAGTACCAATCACTGGCACGAGCTTTTTGTCCTTCTTCTTATACTTGATGTCGATACGACAGTCTTCGCAGGGGTTAAGTGCGTCAACTGCTCCCTGTGTTAATACTAACTTGTTAGCCTCAAGCGTAATCAAAGGCTCGGGATTATCATCTACTTTAGAAGTGCTTTTCTTGGTAGATGACTTGCTAGCTTTAGCGCTAGCAGAGTCAACTGTAATTTCTTCCTTACCAATATATTTCATCTCGCCTGTAGTCTCATCGACTTCATAGTGCATTAAAATGTCTAGTTTCATTATTCACCCTCGTTATAAGCATCAATAACCTTAATAATCTCAGCTAAATCATTGTCAATCTCCATTTCATCAAACATACCAAATGAAGTCTTTGCAATACAAGTTCCGTCACTATTAGTTAGTAACTTATACTGCATCTTACCATCATCACCTTCTGTTACCTTAGTAAAGAAGATATAAGTAAATAGACCCTCAAGAGTTACCTTCTCAGCTAGCAACTTACCTACAGTCTTAATGACATACTTAGGATTCATTGCATCTCCAACATTCTCAGAGTGGGTTAAGAAAATCATTTTACAATCATCTCTCATTTGCTCTGAGTATCTTAAAATTTCCATAGCATGTTGAGCCAGTTCTGAGAACTTGGTATAACCAACCTCAGTTGCTCTATCTACGAATTCATAAGATAATACATATTGGAAGTCGTCAATGACAACTTGCTTGATGTGTGGCATCTTCTTGTTAACAATAGTAAGTATCTTAATGATAGCGTCCCATTTAGAACTTACGTAATAGTTACCAGTCCAGTTACCATCATCGTTCTTTTTAAGAGGTGTATACTTCTTCTTCCATGCTCTGAAAGGAAGAGGTTTACCAGTAGTTGATATAATAAAAGTTTCCTCTGGATTGAGATTTCTTAAAGCGGTACTTTTACCAGTACCAGATTCTCCTACAAGTGCAATTGTTTCTGCAGCCATATTATAAAACGAAATTAAAGTTATTATCATGTGATTCATCTACGTGATTAACTTCATCTTCTTGTTCTAATAGGTAATTAGCATCTATATAACGTTGATAATCATATATTTCATCAGGTTTTGGTAACTCGTGAAACATATTAATTGCTCCGAAGAAATTGCAACCAATCTCAACATCACAATCACCATATCTATTCTTCAGTACCATGATACTTCGGAAAGTAGATTGTAGAATTTCAATGTTATACTTCTTGTACGATTTTAAACCATCTCTGTAAGGATTATATAAAGCTATCATCACATTACAGTCTTGAACAGTATTACCTGAATCTTTTGCATCATTAATAGTGAATGCACTTTTACCTTGTTTAAATCTTTCGATATTACCTTGCTCTCTATTAGCTTGCTGTATTACTACAGGACTAATGAAACACTTCTCTCTTAAGGTTACGAGATACGCAGATAACGTATCAATTTCCGCCTTAAGATTACCAGAAGTTGGCTTTATCAGACCAATATGGTCTAAGACTATTACATAGATTAAGTTAGGATTGTCAGGATGATAAATCATTCGGGTTTCAGTTTCCTCAAACCTTCCTATGGCTTCCAAACGCGTTTTGAGAATAGCATAAGCCTTCTTAGCATTTAAAGCTTTATCATATATTTCTAACTTTTTACTAACTTTCTCTATCCAAGGTAAACATTCCAAAACTAGTTGGTAATGTTCATCAGACAATACATATTCACGTTTCTTAGACAAGATTTCTTTATAAGATAATTCTATACCATAGGTCTCAAAGATATAAATAGAAAGTAATTTGATATACAAACTAACTTCATTCATTTCCATTGAGAAGTATAGACACTTAAAATCATCATCATCTAAGTGTTCCATTATTGGTTTATAAACATACGCATACAAGGCAAAAGAGGTTTTACCTGCACCTGAATTACTAATGATTAGAGTATAAGTTTCCTTAGTGACTCCATCAATAACA